TGCACAAGAATGGAAGATTAAATTTGGAATTGATATAAACAAAAAAGAAGATATGAAAGCTGTTAAAAAATTACTTAACAGTCCTGATTATAAATATTTAAAGACAACCAGTAGAGTAATATAATGCCTAATTATGAATTTAAAAGAAATAGAATGTCTAATGATGATGAGTTAAAAGACTTTTATTATACAGATCCCTCTCCTTTTAAACCAGGAGAAGCAAGAAATATTAAAAATGCTTTAAAAAACACTAAGGTCAAATATGTTAAACCTATAACGAAAGATTCTAGGTTTGAACTAGATATCGGCAGAAACAAAGGGCGAGTAACATTTAAGAAAAATTTTTAAGGAAAAACAATGGCAATATCAACATACGCAGAATTAAAAACAGCAATAGCTTCTTGGCTAGATAGAAGTGATCTAACAGATGTTATTCCTGATTTTATTACTTTAGCTGAAACAAGACACAAAAGAGATTTTAAGATTAGAAGAATGGAAACTAGAGTAACAGCTAATACTATAGCCGATACTGAGTATTATACTTTACCTGATAATTATATTGCTATGCGTAATATAAAACTTAATACAGATACAAAAACACCTTTAGAGTTTTTAACACCTGAAATAATGGATAGGTTACAAGCTGGTAGCAGCAAAGGTTGTCCTAAAGCATATTCAATTAAAGGTAATGATATACAATTAAGACCTATTCCTGATGGCGTCTATGAAATAGAAATAGCTTATTACAAAACATTTACAGCTTTATCAGATTCTAATACAACTAATGATATGCTTACACATCACCCTGATGTTTATTTATATGGAGCATTAGTTGAAGCAGAACCTTATTTACAAAACGACAAAAGAATACCAGTTTGGCAGTCTTATTATGATAGAGCCAAAGAAGATATTATAAAATCTAACGAGAGAGATAGACACTCAGGCACAGCACCTGTAACAAGAATTGACTATGGGTTATATTAATGACTACATGGACTATAGTTTCTACAGATTCTACATCATGGAGTGTTATACAAAATACATCTGAGGGATATTTTGAAACAGAAGACAACCTAGATTTATTAGTAACAGAAACAGGTTTATTGTTTCAACAAGAAGGGGGAGTTGTTATAGCTCCTGATGACTGGCAAGATACTCCAGCAACAGCAACTACAACATGGACTACACAATAGATGGCAACACAAAAGTTTACAGATTTAACAGCAACAACAACCCCTAATACAGAATCTGTATTTGCTATAGCTTATTCAGGATCTAATTTTAAATTAACGATTACAGATTTAGCAGCTAACTTACCAGCAGTTACAGCAACAAGTTTAACATCTTCAGGCACATTGACTACATCGAGCAATGCTACTATAGGTGGTGATTTAACTATAACAGGCGATGATCTGTTTATGGCTACTAATACAAGTGGTGCAGCTTTAATCGCCGATGGAACAAATTTTAACCCTGTGGTTATATCAGGCGATATATCTATAGGCACTACAGGTACAGCAGCGATTGGTACAGGCGTTATTGTTAATGCAGATGTCAATACAAGTGCCGCAATAGATGCAACTAAAATACACGATGGCACAATATCAAATACAGAATTTGGGTATTTGAATAATGTTTCCTCAAATATACAAACACAACTAGATGCAAAAGCATCATCTAGTTATGTACCAACTGCAATTACTGTCGCAGATGAATCCTCAGACACTACTTGTTTTCCCCTTTTTACAACAGCAGCGACTGGGGATTTAGGGCCAAAGACAGCATCAGGATTAACTTTTAATTCAAGCACTGATGTATTGTCAGGTACGTTTTCAGGAAATTTGACAGGTAATGTTACTGGTAATACTTCAGGCACATCAGGATCAACCACAGGAAATGCAGCAACTGCAACAGCTTTAGCAACTGCACGAAATATTGGTGGCGTATCTTTTGATGGCACAGGTAATATTGATCTACCTGGCGTTAATACAGCAGGAAATCAAAATACATCAGGAACAGCAGCAGATGCTACTGTTTTAGAAACAGCAAGAAACATTGGTGGTGTTTCGTTCAATGGATCAGCAAACATAGATTTACCAGGAGTAAATACAGCAGGTAATCAAAATACAAGTGGTTCTGCTGCAAGTTTATCTGCAACATTAGCTGTTGCTAGTGGTGGTACAAACATTACATCTTATACTACAGGAGATTTAATTTATGCTTCTGCTTCAGGTACACTTGCAAAACTTGCAATAGGAAGTGCAGGGCAAGTATTAACAGTATCTGGTGGAATCCCAAGTTATGCAGCAACAGCTTCAACAGTTACATTTCCAACTGTGAGCAGTATAAGTCCAAGCACAATTACGAATGATGCTACTTCAATAACTTTAACAGGAACAAATTATGTAACAGGGTGTCATGTAGAAGCTATAAGTTCTACAGGAGCAATCTTTACTCCAAACTCGGTTTCGTTTACCAATGCAACAACAGTAGTTGCAAACTTTACGATTGGTACAGATGGCACATATTTTATAAGAGTTGAGAACCCTGATGGTTTGGCAGCTCGTAGTTCATCAGCATTACTTACAGTATCAGATGCACCTACATGGACAACAGCAGCAGGAAGTCTTGGAACTATAGCAGCAGGTAACAGTGTTAGTTTGTCAGTTGCAGCATCAGGTGATAGCACGATTGCTTTTTCAGAAACCACAAGTGTTTTGACAAGCAACTCAAACACACCTGCAAGTACTATGAATTTATCGCTTAACTCATCGACTGGAGCAATAACAGGAACAGCTCCTAGCCCAACAAGTGAAACGACTTATAACTTTACACTTAGGGCAACAGATGCTGAATCACAAACAGCAGACAGGGCATTTAGCATAACCATTTCAGTAGGAATGAATAATTCAGGACAATTTAACTAATGGCAGATTCATATTTAAAAAGAGCAGTATCATCATCAGGTAATCAAAGAACTTACACAGTGTCAGCATGGTGTAAGATTGGTAATACAGATGGTTCTAAAACAATTTTCGGTAGTGATGTTGAAGATGATGGAGCTAACTATGGAAGTTTATCTATAGAAGCAGATGGTCTTATAAAATTTATTAACTTAACAAGCAGTTCTTTAGTAACTAATTATCAATCTAATAGAAAAATGTTAGACCAAACCTCATTTTTTCATATTGTTTTGAGAGTAGATACTACACAATCTACTGCTGGAGATAGAATCAGAATATATATAAATGGTGAGCAGATAACATCATGGGCGTATTCAACAACACCAAATCAAAATACAGATACAGGTGTATTTAAAAGTGGTAATGCAACACTTATTGGTGCAAGACATAGCTCATCATCACAAAACTTTTGGAATGGAAACTTAGCTCATGTTCATATAGTAGAAGGACAGTCATATGCTCCAACAGTATTTGCAGAAACTGATTCTACTACAGGAGAATGGAAACCGATCTTAACACCTTCTGTTACTTATTCAGCAGATAATTCTGCATTTTTAAAGTTTGAAAATAGTGGGGCATTAGGCACAGATTCATCAGGAGAGTCAAATGATTTTACAGTTGTTGGAAGTTTAAAACAATCTGTATCAACGCCTAGTAATTTGTTTTGCACATTAGATGCTAACCAAGCATATGCAGCTTCTAATATTCATTATGCTGGTACTTCTTTTCTAGGAACATCAACAAATGCTAGAGGGTGTGCATCTACTCAAATGGTAAAAAATGGAAAATGGTATTTTGAAGTCAAAGTAGAAACCGATAGAACATCGTCAGATGGAGCTACTATATCTATTGCAAAAAATGGTACTCATGCACAAAGAAGATGGAGAAACGAGGGTTCTAATGCAATCGTAGGTAAGGAAACAGCTAGTAATGGTTGTGAGGGTATTACCTATCAACCCATGACCAGCACACCAAACATTATAGATGATGGTGGTGGTGGCACAGTAAACTATGGTTCTACGGCAAGTGCTAACGATATTATTATGGTAGCAGTAGATTTATCAGCAGCTACTTCTAAAATATGGTTTGGTAAAAATGGCACATGGTTTAATGCACCTGGCACATCTAATGTAGGCGACCCAGCTAACGGCAATAATGCTGGATTATCTTTTGCTAAAGGCGATGATTTTTGGGGAATCAATATTACAGGCGTAGTTAATGCAGCAGATGATACAAATAAATATATGTTTTGTAATTTTGGGGAAGGCAGATTTGGAACAACAGCTGTAGCATCAGCTAATGCAGATGGTGGTAGTATAGGAGCATTTGAATATGCAGTTCCAAGTGGGTTCTATGCAATCTGCACAAAAAACATTAAAGATTATGGATAGGAAAATAACATGGCATTCACAACAATAGCAAAATCATCAGATCACTTTGACTGCCCTACATGGACAGGAAGTGATAGTACAACAACAATTACTGGCATGGGTTTTAAACCTGATGCTCTTTGGATTAAAAACTATAGTGGTTCAGGACACCCAGTTTTTAACGACTCTAGTAAAGGCATAGGATTTAATTGGATTCCTAGTGGCAACAATGCAAACGATACTACTAATTATGTAGCAAGTTATACTTCAGATGGATTTACTTTGACTGGAAATTTAGCAAACACGAATGATGCAAGTGATAGTTATGTAGGAGCTTGTTGGAAAGCAAATGGTGGAACGACATCAGCTAATTCAGATGGTGCTACTGCATCTGTTGTACAAGCAAATACTACAGCTGGATTTTCTATTGTAACTTACACAGGTGGGGGAGCTGCTACAACAGTAGGTCATGGTTTAGGCGTTGCTCCTAAAGCTATTTTTGTAAAAAATACAGCAATAGCTGATAGAGGTGTAATATTAAATATGAGTAAAGTTAATTTATCAGCTCCTGAAACATATAATAGTCAATTTGCAAATGGTGGTTCAAATTTACAAACAGGAACAGATAAATGGAATGATACTGCACCAACTTCAACAGTATTTAGTGTTGGTAGTAGTAATATGGTAAGTGGTAATACTCAAGCACATATTGCATATTGTTTTGCAGAAGTGCAAGGGTTTAGTAAAGTTGGATTCTATTCAGGCACAGGTAATGCTAGGGGAACTAAAGTATATTGTGGTTTTAGACCAAAATATGTATTGATTCATTCGACAACAACAGGAGATGATTGGTGTGCAAAAATATCAGGTTTAACAGGTTATGGTGTTGGTGGCAAAAGAACAAGGAATGTAAGATATAGTAGTAATACTTCTCAAACAAGTGCAAACATTGAATTTGAAAGTAATGGATTTAGATGTGCAACAACATCTAGTTTTTGCAACAGTGAAAATGTAGTTTATTATTATTTAGCTTTTGCTGAAATGCCAATGGTAGGTACTAACGGAACGATAGCACTAGCAATATAGGAGAAAATTAAATGGGATTAGAAACAGGAACATATATATCAGACTTAAATAGCTCAAACCCAGTAGCTGGTGATCCAGTTAATGAGGGTGATGACCATATAAGACTGGTAAAATCTACAGTTAAAGCAACCTTTCCTAGTATTACTGGGGCAGTATCAGCAACACACACAGAATTAAATTTACTAGATGGCGTTACAGCAAATACGACAGAATTAAATTATGTAGATATAACTACACTTGGCACAGCAGAAGCATCTAAAGCAGTAACAGTAGATGCTAGTAAAGACTCAACAGGTATTAGAAATTTAACTATATCAGGTACATTAACTATAGGATCTAACACAGCTACAACATTACAAGCTGTATATCCAGTAGGTTCTATTTATATAAATGTCTC